TATTTATCTTCTCCATAGCCGCCGGATCGTCTGACCAGACCCCCCAGGCCAAAATAATTATGGGCAGTGTGAGAATCGCTAAAACGATCTCATCCTTATAGTCGTTGTCTCTGGATTCTAAAAGTTTGCCCTGGTAAGTTTCCTCTCCACGGGCCATCTTCTGTGCGTGCATGTATTGCGCATCAGCCATAGCCATCTTTGTCTCTTGACGTTTTTTAAATATGTGCGTGCCAGCGGAAACCGCTAGTTTGATAGCACTGAACCACATATTATTTTACTCCTGAAAATTTTGTTCCACGTATAGCGCATCCTCCGCCTCTAGAAAATTTAACGGGTGGTACTTGTGGATTAGGGCCTTTTTTAGGTGGTGGTCCAAATTTAACTCCTCCGCCCTCATCATAACCTTTTCCAGTTAGATAATCACTATCTTCTGGATAAAATTGCCAACCGGTGTTGGTTCCTGGAGTCGTTGGTGCGGGTGTGGTCGCTGCTGTTGCTACGGGTGGACACGGAGGCATACTTCCATCTGGACATCTTTCCGGATCCCTATCTCTAGTACGAGATGGCTTATCTTGAAAAGGTCCATAACCTGCCTCTTTTAAATAATCTTTTCCCTCGGGACTCATTACATCAAGTTTTGGAGTTTTACTGTACTGATGTGTTTTATACCAGTCTCGAGTTAAACCTTCGTCTCTTGCAAACTTCGTTCTCGACTTCAAATTCTGTGTAGCAGCGAATTTTTGCACTCCTTTCCAAACATTATAAGCAATACTCGGAACGAATCTTGGCTTATCTGTTTTAACAGTTGTTTTAGTACCATTACCAGTTGTAGTTTTAGTTCCATTACCACCCTTACCACCATTACCAGTCCTAGTAACTCTAGTCGCTACGTTTTTGGTTGGACTATAAGATTGACTAGGGTGTCCTGGACTTACTTGTTGAGATCCTTCCCAATTACTCTTCATTCCGCCACCATTAAACTTTCTAACTTTAGCCATTATTTTTTCCTCCCTATTGCTTTAGTTCTACGGTCCTCAGCCGTTCTCTTCATTTTTTCTACTTGAAGTTTTGCTTCGGCTATATCTCGTGCTTGTTGTAATTTTTCTTCAGCTATTCTAATTCTTTCTCCTGCTTGATCTTCAACACTTTCGAGTTTCATCTTCTGCATATCAATGCCTTCGTCAAAATGTTCTTCTTGCATACCAACATCAGCTAGTTTTTCAGCTGACTTACGTTGCATATCCATAGCTTTCAAATCCAATTCTCTTTGTTTCAAGCCAACCAGTGGATCTTGTTGTTTACCCATTTGTTCCCCTTGTACTAATTTTTGTGTAATGTCTGCGCACCGTTGTGCAATCATTCCTGCCACTTTAATCTGCGCTCCTTTAGGATCTGATTTAAGCATTTGTTGAAGTTGAGGATTTTCTTGAATTTCCATTCCTATTTCTCCATGAGCTTTTAAGCTAACATGATGAGAAATATGTCCTTGAAGTAATGCGTATACCATTGGATTAATTTGAACCATTCTGGATTGCATATAAGCTGAATGCGATTGAATATGTGCGTCTTGATCCTGATCTGGAAATGCGTGAGGCATTTGCATTTTTAATGATTCAGCATTTTCAATTGCTGGATCTTTTGGAACAATAGGTGGTTCTGGTTTTAATATTTTGTCAATTTCCCTAGTTCCTAGTGCTTCATACAATCTTCGATAAGATTCTCGTATGTTATGTAGACCTGGGTTAGACATTGCAATTTTTAATTGTTCGTTTGCAAGAGTTACTCTTTGACTTAAACTGTAAATATTAGGGTCGGCAACAGGTAAAACATCAACTCTCCCATCAAAATCTTGTGTCTTTACCATTCTGTTTGCACCATAAACTGCATAAGGATAAACTGGAGGCAAATAAGTACCAAAAATGGATGATAAAAGCTTAAATTCTTGTCTCATAGCGTTGTAACAACGCTTGTGAATGGCTGTCATGACTCTGGAACCACGCTCCAAAAGAGCCATTGTAGTTCCAACTGCCCTATTTTGGACATCTTGTCCTACTGACATGTCGGTAATTGCAGCAAATTTTTGTCCAGCTTGTACTACAAAACCTAAAAGTTGAAAAAGTGTTGCTGAAGGCTCTTTAAAAGGCAAAATTTGAAATTGATCCTTAATATTACCACCTGGAGCATCCACATCTCTAAATTCTCCTGGTGCAAAGGGCTGATCATCGTCCCTGATTTTAATTCCTCTTGATTTAAAGCCTGCTGGAAGATTACTTAATGTTCCTGCATCCAATAATTGTCTTAAGGCTTGTGTTGCAGTTCTGGATAACCCGCCAATCATGTGAATTAAGCCAAAACCATAGAATCCTAATCCTGGACAGAATTTATAATGATTAAAATACTCAATTCTGTTGTGTAAAGGATCATCAGGCTTATAATTTCTATAAACTGATAAAATTTCATTAGATCCTTCATCAATAGTTACAATGTAAGGAATTTTAACTACTCTTTCTGCATTATGAATTTCAAATTCTTCTAAATTTAAATCCACATGCATTTCTAAAATATTATAACTACTTGGCCTATCCGCTACTGGAGTAATTCCTTCTAATTCATTATATTTTTTCTGAATTTCATCAGTTTTAGGTTGAACTACTTTTAATTCAACATCTCGATAAAAACCTGCTTTTTGTCTTTTAAGAATATCATTCTCACTCATTCTTACGACGTGAGAAATTCTTTCACATCCTAATAAATCGGTTGCAAAGTAGGGCACCACTAAATCTTCTGCTGGAACAAATTTTGCTACAGCTCTTTGCATTACTTCATCATAATAAATTTTTTTAAAAGCGGATCCAGCTAATGGAAGATAAAATAAAAGTTGATCCATTTCTGGAGTGTATTCTTCCATTTTTTCCGTTAGCATATAGTTCATAAAATCTTGAACTCTCTCTGCTTGTTTTTGTATCTCTGGAGTTTCTTCTCCTATAATTTTACATCTGACTGGACCATCAGGAGGAAGAAGTTCTTTAAAAGCTTGTGCTTGAAATTGGGTAACTGCTTCTGCCAGCAGTGGATGAGTAACATTAGCCGATCCTCTAAAAGGACGAGACATTTCAGTGTATTTAAACCCTAAAAGATCTAAACCATTTTTATAAGTCGTCTCCCAGTCTTTTCGGCTAATTTTATCTTTTTTGTATTCAGTAACTAATGTATTGGAAAGTCTCTGAAGAACACGTTCATCCATGTCTTCAGCTAGATTGGAGTAAAAGTCGTCTACCTCTGAAGTTTCCTCTGTTCCATATTCAACAGCTTCTTCACTAGGTTTTTCAACTTCAACAGCAACCTCTTCTTCAGTCGCCAAACCTTCTTCTTCCACGACTGGATTTTCTCTTTCCACATCTGCCATGTTTACCAAGTTTTAGTTGTAAGAACACCATTCAGTTTAGTTGCAACTTTAACTTCTCCGCCTTGAGTGACATAAGGGTTGTCAGGATTAGAACCTCGAGTTCGTACTTGAGTACCGTGTCGAGCTTTAATCAGTTTACCGTGTTTAGCCGCATTCATTCCAGGCATTATTTCGTGAGTAGTACCTTGAACTGCTGCACCTGTTCCTCTAGTTTGTGATTTAACTAATTGTCCTTGATAGGCTTTAATAGTGCCACCTTTGTTCTTGTCCTTCCACGGTAACCAGTCCCATAGTCCTTTTTTAACAGTACCGCCTTTAGGAGTGGAAAAAGTATCCGATTCCCAGTTCCATCCACCCGGATGTCCTTTCATTGGTGGTACATGCCCATGCTTGTAGTCTGAAGGTATGTCTTCAATAACTCTTTTGGCCATCATTTCTTTACCCTCAGGCACACCTAGAGCATCTTTGCCTTTCATCATCTTAGAAGCTACATACGCCGTTGCAGCGGCGGTAAGAGCTTTACCAATTTTTTTCTTCCATTTCTTTTTTGCCATAATATATATCTCCTTAGTTTAAACTTCTTTCATATTACCATTTAAATATGTCAACTACTAGACCACCCATTTTCTTGTAAAGCTTAAAAGGCTTTTCTAGCATATCTGGAGTAACTTTCAATCCAAAAGCTTCAGAGTAAAGTCTAGGGTCATTCGCTTCAAGTTTAAGAATTTTAAGACTACCAGCTCTCTCTTCCACGAAAGCTATTGCTTCCGCTTCTGTTTCAAATGCCATTACATGCTCGTCTACCGGCTTTCTGAATCCTAGCTTTCGAGCGTTAGACTCTGGACCTGCAGCTGTACTTTGAACAACTTTCCACGGTTTCATCGGATCTGATTTTGAAACCGCAATCGTTCTGGCCTCGGAATTATATTGTTGCGCCAATTTAATCATTCTTTCTGGCAAAACAGCCGTCAGTTTAGGGTTGGTTGGAACAACTTTAATATTTCCACGGTGAACATCAGAATAACCTTTTATTCCAGGCATTCCTCCTTTACCAGTAGCGGTTCCATAAAATTCCCAGTCTCCCATTTTACCTATGGCGTCTGATCTATCTCCAGAACGTTTTAAAACGTGTAATCGTTCCACAGGATGAATAGCAAACCATTTGACATCATTAGCGGCTGCCGTTTTAGCCATGTGTTTAACCAGGTGGTCGCCCCACACGTCTCTTTCGAGCATGGGTAAAAATGGAATCGTGTTGTCTGATCTTTTAGCCACAGCTTGAGAAATGTTACTTGCATTAATTGTATTTTTTCTTAATTCTTCTCCTTGTTGCCTTAAGGATTTTAATGCTGCTCGATCTGCATAAGTAGGCCATTGTTTGGTATGAATCACTTTCATTTTCTCCCAAATATTTTGTAGAGCTCGAGTTGCCTGTGCAAACTCTGCTTCAGTATTGAAAGGATTGACTCTTAATTTATCTGGATGATTCACCATAGCTTCATAAGCTTTTTGATGCACATCCGACTGCGCTTCGTGAAGAACAAATGCTTTGTTCCTTTCGGGTCCTGACACCGTTCTTAATAAATAACATCCTCGATGTATTTTTCATCACCGTGCATAGTGTAAGTGCTGTGATCGCCAACGCCGTATCGAGGCGATTGATTTTGTGTTTTTTCCCGACCTAGTTTTCGGTGCAGACTCAAATTTCTAGCTTGAAGAGCTTTTATCTCGGCTAAATTTGCAATGGGCTGGGCGTTACTTTTAGCGAGTACCTTATTTACATCATTAACTAATGTTTCAATTGATTTAATATTTGTTCCAATCGCTTTTACATTCCCTATACTATTTTCAATATCTTCAGCATATTGAAACTCTTTTTTTAGTATACCCTCTCCCAGTTTTAAATCTGTTCTTATATCATTTATTTTAGTAACATAATTAGCTTTGGTACCTGAAACACCAATACTTTCCACTCTCATTAATTTTGACTCTATCTGGTTAAGCATAATTTGCGCATCTTTTATAATTGGACTTATTTCTACCGCTGGATTGGTAATATATTCAAAACGCTTCACTTTTAAATTAACTGCAGGTGAATTAATAATCATTTTAAGCAGATCTGTTTTATGCACCTCCATATTGGCTTTAGCGGCCGTGTTTAAAAAACCACCAATCAATTCATTCTCTTTATTAAAATAAGCAATGTTGGCATCTTCAATTTCCTTTCGCGAAACATTCATCCTGATATTCTGATAACCTGGGTTGTTGCTTTTAAACTGAGACAGTTTCTGGGACTTCTTTAATTGATCCGCCCAGACTTTAGCAGGCAAAGGCTTGAGTGATGGATGTTGCGCCACCCAGTCGTAAAGCGAAGATCCGAATCTTCCTTTACCGCTTCCCTGACTTAACGGCAGTTTAATGGACTTCGCCTGAATTAAATCCATCGTTGCCCGATAGTCTTTAGCATGCTGAACAGCTTTTGGCGTTTGGGCCACCAGCTCCATTGATTGCGCCGTGGGTGTTTGAGTCGTGGCTAAAGTTTCAGTCACCTTGTCCGTTGTTAGAGGACGCACCGGTGCGGAAGGCACCTTCAGCTTATTCATCTGCATTAAATTTTTAAGGAAAGGAATTCTTCTACGACCAAGGTACAAAGCGGCTGCGCCAATACCTCCAAGGCCCAAGGCTGCCGGAAGTGCCGACGGTTCGTATCTTTTATCTTCAGCCATTATAATAAATCCTTATCAACGTTTTTACCTAGAATTACTTCTCCTCCACTTTCTAATGTAATATGCTCTCCCCAGTCTAATAAAGAGTGTTGACCTCCTGTAATTTCTGGTACTCCTATATTTGTCATCTTAACTGGAAGAGTTTTAATTTTAGCTCCTGTTAAAGGTGACATTTTAAATTTACTCATTCCATATAATGCGGCACCAGCAAGTGCTGCTCTACCTAATTTTTTAAAAAGTTTTCCACGTTTAACTCCCACAACTTTTGACCATGTACCGTCATCATTTAAAATTGCTGTTCCTGTTGGTCCCAGATCAGGTGCTAATACTTCTCCTTGCTTTGAACTCCAAGGATATTTTTTACTACCAATAATAGGCATCTTACTTTGAGGGTCTCCTATTATTTCAGGATGAATTATTCCCGTTTCTTTTGCTCGTTTTTTTTTAAGAATCTTTTGTCTTTTATCTAGCTCTTCTCTTATTTTTATTATCTTCTCAGCTTTCTTTCTCCAATATTTTTTTTGTTCTTCAGATTTATATTTTGTTGGTGCAGGCATTATAATAAACTCCTATCTACATTATTGTGAATAACCACTTCGCCACCATATTCAAAACCGAATTTTTTCTTTCTATCTTTTTTGCTCAATTTTCTAATGTTAGGGTGTTTCTTTAAAAACACTTTTACAGATGCATGAATCTGCTTTTTAATTTTTCTTCTTTCCAGAACCGAGATCATTGGGATCTGCATTGATTTAACATCTGCTGCATAACCTTTACCCACAAAACTAATTCCAGGAGCTTTTGATCCAGGTGGTTTTTCTACTTTTGCAAGTCTAACTTTTCTCGGATCAAGGTGCTTAACTGATCTGATCAGATTTTTAATTCTTTCTTTGTCGTAAGGTTCAGTAGGGTGCCCGAGAATTCCACTTTTTCTCCAATCTTTAGCTGTTTTAATACTACGCTTATACTTTCGATATCTCCAACGAAAAGCTTCTTTAGCCATTTTGAAGGCATGAGATCTAACTGACATTATAATAAATCCCTATCCACATTCTTGCTAATGCTTATTTCTCCACCTGTTGATTTTTTAAATTTTTCTAAAAACTTATCCATCTTTTGTGCACTTCTGTAAGGGGCTAAAAGCCATTTCTTCCATTTAAAGTCTGGCGAAGTCCAAATACTAAAAGGAACATTTTTTTTAAATGTTTCTTCGGTTGTTTCTATTTCCGGATCAGGATTATCTGTCCACCAAAACGGTTTAGGTAGTTTCATTTTGCTTTTTGCTATCTTTGGTGGTTTTTTTATTTGCTTTGTCATAATAAATCCCTATCCACATTCTTGCCAATGATTATTTCTCCACCTTCGCTGTGGGTTTTAATTTGTGGGTTGGCTCTTCTATGCATATAGGCTTTTGTTATTTGTTTTATTTTTTTCTCATATTTTCCTGCGGTTAATTCAGCTATCTTCATAACACGTTTAGCTTTTCGAGTCATAGGCCACGAGCCTTGAAAACGATCAGGATTTAATTTTGTAGAAATTAATTTGCTGTATTTTTTTAATCCTTCTGCTTTTCTAATTTTTAAATCAAGCTTTCCTAAAGTATCTAAGGATTTTAAATTTTTAGCCTTATACTGTTTTAAAATAAAATCTTTTAAAGTGTTAAGGGCCTGTCGAGATTTAGGATCCCGATAGATTATTTTAATACCTTGCCTTAGCAAACCTCCGGCCAGTTTTTTCTGAATCTTGCCTGTTTTCTGAAAATCCATGACCTCTTGTCCTGTTTTTTGCTTGAGAGCTTTTAGGCGGTTGTAGGCCTTGCTCTCTTTTGTTTTTTCTAAAAATCTAGCTTTCTTCTTAGGGTCTTTAAGCATGTCGAAAAAGCGCTTAGTTTTTTTAGACCTGCTAGCTTGCTGTGCCAACCATAGTATTGTTCTGTAACTCATAATTAATAATATACAAACTTTTTACCCAGGTTCTGTTTTTTTTCCTCTTCCCAATCGGAATAAGTAGTTACAAAATACCCTTGTCGATATCTTAACACAGCTTGGGTGGTACTATCTACATAGTCGTCATTGGCGCCGTGCGGAAAAGCGGCACATTCTTCAATAACTTCGTGAGCGAATCGTTCTCCTTCTGGATACCAAACCTGGCCTCCTTCAAATACAGGAGCGCAGGAATTGACCCGTGTGTACTTGTCTTTTCCCTTTGAGGGAACAAAATCAATAACTGGAATGCCCATTCTTCTGAACTCTTGCGCCAGGGGCTGGCCCGTGGCTTTTGCTTCAATAATCACGGTCTCGGGTTCCCAGTACTTATACTGATCCAGCGCGACTAGCTTTAATTCAGGAAAGTCCCACTTGCCACGGACCGCGTCTAATAAAAGAATTGCCATGGGCTCATCTTCGTGAGGTTTAAATATTCCCCAGGTAGTAATCGCTGAATAGTCCGCTGTTTCCTTTTTTGAAAAAGCGGTATCATAAGATTGAATAACATGTTTGAGCTTAGGAAGACCCTGATCCCACGGTTGCCACCAGTCTCGCTTAAGAATAGCGCCTTCTTCTGAAGTAGGGTTTTGCATATATTGTGCTGACCAATTCCGAATATTTAGGGATGCTTTAACTTTTTCAAGTTCTTCCATCGACCAATACTCTGGCCATACTGGATCCCCGCTCGGCATGATTGCAGGAAAAGAAATTTGTTTCCATTTATCTGCTTTAGGTTCCTTTTGAGCGTTAATCAAACGACCCGTTAGATCGTCTTCTGCCCAGCGAGTCATAACTAATACAATCGAACCTCCTGGTTGTAAACGTTGTCTGGGTCCTGATGTATACCAGTCGTATGCACGCTCCATGGCTCCCTCGGACAGAGAGTCTTGTTCAGTGTGTGGGTCATCTATAATTAAAAGATCCGCACCACGTCCCGTGATTGCTCCTCCTACACCGGCGGCGAAATATTCGCCTCCATGATTGGTTTCCCACTTCCCTTTGGCCTTAGCGTCTTCTCGAAGTCTAACGTCGCCAAAGATTTGTGCATATTCTGGAGAAGCTAATAAGTTTCTAACTTTACTACCAAATCTGGTGGCTAATTCTGTATTGTGAGATACCTGCATTAATTTCATTTTAGGATTTCTTCCCATTAACCAGGCAGGAAAAAACACGGATGCAAATTCTGATTTTGTATGTCTGGGAGGCATGTTAACAATTAATCTGCCTTTGCGTTCATTTGCAATTTTAGTATATTCATTAGCAATAATTTGATGATGCCCCCATTCTGATGGTATATCTGTTTTTTTAAAAATAAATTCAGGCCAAACTTCTTTAACAAAATACATAAAATTATCCTGGCAAAGCTTAATATGTTCTAGCCAAATCTTCTCTACTCGATCTCTTAATTCTTCAATTGATAGTAAATCAGTCCTCATTTTTCTAGATTTTTAAAATTTTTAAATTTTTTTTTAAAGGAGTCCCATAAGTTTTTGGGGCCCCATGCCTCTTTGTTTCTTGGTTAAAGACACGCCGTCGTCGTTCAACTCGTGGTTGTACACGTGCACCAGATATAGCGTTCATCAATCTTATTTGTACTACATATTGAGCCTTCCTTCAACTGAAGGCGTTGTGTGATCCTGAACGGCAGGTGATTGGAGATGATGGAAGGGCTTGTTGTTGTGGTTGGGCGTGGCGTGGCGTTGTTAGACGCCACGCTATTTATTTAATCGTTGGGTAATATCTGTTTAATGACTGGTCTTAAGTTCTTAATGATCTTTGCTTTTAGTTCATCAACAACTGGGTCATTGGGATACTCTAACAGTATTTCCTCAATTGCACTTTCAACCATTTTATAAAGTATCTGATAATTAATTTTCTTTTCTATAACTTGGTTGGGTGTTGGTCGTTCAACTTCACGACCAGTATTGTTGTTAGTTGTTAGTTCAGTTCCTAACAATGTTATTAAACTATTGGGCATTAACTACCTCAATAGGTTTAACATCTACCTTGATCTCAATACTTACACTTTCAACTAAATGACTAGCATATAGTTTAGGATATACCTCTTTGAATTTAGCAAGATCAAATCTCTTTGATGATCTCACAACCCTTTGAGCCATGCCCTCATACTTATCTAATCCAACTAACATGATCGCATTAGTCTTTTCAAAGTACGGAAGTATTTCAAGCTTGATTAAATCTTTTTGCTTGGTCAAAGATTTAATTTGGTTTTTTATTAAACCATAATTAAGAATAGTTGTCTTAACTTTTTTGTCTATTCTTAAACTAGGTTTAGTTTTTGTTGTTGTCATAAACACTCCTTTGTTTTTATTTAGACTTCATCAATCTATATCTTATCTAAATAAGACACAAGAAACATTTACACTTATTTAATAGTACAACTTATAGTTGTATCAAAATTCCACCACCGCCCCCCATGCACCTATCCATAGTTTAATGAACGCCAAACCAGCGTCGGCACGAGCCGAGCCGAGATCACTCACACAACTACTATAACCAACAATCCGAGAACTATTAAAAGAATATTACAAAGCCAAAGCCATTTCGGGAATATACTAATTATTTCTTTCATCAATGAATCGTCTTATCTTTACTGTAATGAAACAGATTAGCAAAGCGCCCACCACCTACTTCGGCTTTTGTTTCTTGATACTTGCCACCGTCCAACTTACCGTCTTTAATATCTTTCATTGTCATAATACAACGAGAAGGATCAGAGGTCACAACCATTAGCTTTTCTGTCTTGTCAGGGTGCTCTGATGGCACACAATCTTTCTTTTCATCATAGGGCTTTTTTAGTTTAACCACCCAACTTTCCGAGAGGAAAGAATAACACCGAGCATTAACATCAGTAAGTAATTTTGAGATCGTAGCACCCGCCATATCTTTAGATGTTGCAGTAGTAAAGGCACAAATCAAATGCATAATCCCCAACTCCGATTCTGGATTCTCATCTACAATCATATCGGCTTGAGTTCCTAATTCCAAAAATGTTTGAAAGCGAGGCGCAACCCCCTTTCTCAAGTATGGAATAATAAACATTGCGGGCATTTCTTTCTTTTCTTCTTTACTAAACTTAAACAAATCCATTGCCGTAAAGCAACCAAACGAGTGTAGGTCTTGCGTACTCTTAATATAGTTCTTGTCTTTACCAAGAATTCTACAATGCACGAAAGGGATTTGTTCAATTATTTCTTTTAAGTCCATAAGTCTCCTTTTTCTATCGTCTTATCATATCCCACCCTAACTACAAGAAGAAAATTTTCCACCCACCCAGCGTTCGACAGGAAGCAGACGTCCCTGCTGGGCGCCCAGAAGACTCCAGTTTAAAGGCGTCCGGGCCCGAGCCAAGCGAGGCGAGAACCGAGACATTAGAACATCGACAAAAGGAGAGCGATCATAACAATCGTCAAGGTGGGGTAAAAAATTAACAAGACCAGCAACCCGATTACTAATGCCAGCATCAGGCTGCTTCTCGGGAAGCAAGCAGCTCCTGCGCCCGGACCTCCACGGCCCACCATACGAGGCCATTTTTCAGCTGACGAAGCGAGCCGGCATCCTTGCAGACCTGTGCCAATTTATCTACAAGCTTCAGTCCTTCCTCATCTGCGTAATCTTCGAGCAGTTGCCAGATCTCTTCTTCATGATCATCGTGAAACTTTACCGTTTCATTGTAGTAGATTAGTCCAGGGACCCCGCCCTGGCATCCGTGGTTCGCAACGTCCTTGACTAGAGTGCTGCCTTTGCCTTCTTCTTTCTCCTCAGCGAGGAGCCATTCTTTTATTTTCATTTGTTCCTCCAATTAATTAAGGGGCGGGTTAACTCTCGCGCCCCCGCCCCACGCTTCCTGCAGTGAAGCCTGAATCTTTGGCAAATTTTACGACCGGAAAAGATTCAAACGAGGTCAAATTCCCTTATATCCCATTACAATGGGAAGTCAAGTACTCTTTATTCTTTTAATTTTGATCCTGAAGCAGGTGACTCTGGAGCTGCCCCAGCAGTTTAGTTGAAAGCGCCACCCACGTACCTTATCCGAGAACGAGGCGAGAAGACAGGTGACCTGCTCCTGCTGCTGGTAACATTAGTTTAAAGAAGAAAGGCGCGCGGGACGAGGCGAGACGAGGCGAGACCGCAGAGCCTAACTAGCTTACGTACCGGTATCTGCGGTCAAGTCCGCGCGAAGACTAATCCGAATAACTCCGTCGCTTCGCGCAATTCCGAGAGAGCTTTCACTTGAATTATCAATGTTACTTCACTCTCTCTTATATCCCACAACACGTGTTTTTGCGAATGGGACATCTTCTATATAAGATATCATGGGATAGTAGTCAAGTCTTATTTTCCCGAAGCCCACGTTACAGGCACCAGCATCCTGCGGGAGGAAGACTCCTGTGGTGCATAGTTTAACGGCGCAAGGGACGAGAACGAGGCGAGACGAGAACGAGACGAGAGCTTCAGGTTCACCCCGGGATCCGGAAGCAGTATAGTTTAGTTAACGAAGGCGCGTGGGAAACGAGCCGAGAACGAGGCGAGAACCAGCAGGTTCAGCAGCCGGGTCCCAGGGCCCGGTGCATTAGTTCACGTAAACCATCTTCGTTATCCGAGACA